GACCGTAACCGAATTGATGAACGGCAGTCAGATAAGTGGAGCAACCTTTACTGTTTTTGGGAGTGGTGTTTCCCTTGTTGATTACAGAGGCATAACCATTGACAAATTGCTTCCGCAGATGGTCACTGCCAGTTATTCAAGCGCAGGAGTTACCGGTGTGTGTTTCAACGGTGGTGTACTGTACTCTCCTTTGTCCACTACCAGCGAAGGAGCATCACTCAACAATGTGTTGAGCATGGGCATTTCTTACGGAAACGGGTCAAATCCTGACAAGGCTCTGACCGCACGGCACTTTTACCTGAGCCGACCTTTGCAGTTGAATGCAGACATGGACGCATTTGTTGTGTTCCGCCCCACCATTGAAGGTGCTTCTTACGGTATTGGCATGGTTTCCACGGCTAGACCTCCATACAACGAGCCAACAAACGACTCTGTTTTCTTTCATCGGTCGTACAACAGTGTTGACCGAACCCAATCACTACAGAACGATGAGAACTATGTTGAAACTCCTGGTGGCAAATTCCTGTATCCAAGCGGAACCCCGACAGGACTGGTTGGATTCCGACCACAAGGCGACAAGCAAACTTCACAACAGGGACTCGTGGCTTACGATCCTCACCTTTCAGGAGTGTGCCTTGGTTTCTGTGTTGGCGAGTGGACGCGGGACACGGACGGCAGAATACAGACATATTTGAACGGAGATTCGTCCACGAATTCCTCGCTTTCCACCGGCAGACGGGTAGCAACCACCAATCCATTGGTATACGATGACTCTCGCATTTCAAACGGTCTTGTGTTTGCTGTTGATCCCAAGAATTCAAACACGGAATTGCTCAGGCTTCAACGATCCAAAGACTTGACCCGAGCGTACACGAGGAGTTGGAAACCAACACCACAGAATTTCATTGGCAAGTACTTGTCGTGGAAGTCCAATCCCGCGCTTGGAATTGTCACATCTTCGATAGACTCTGCTGTGATTGGGTCTGCTTCCGGTGATGTCGTGGTGTCAACGGATGTTACATCTGGATTGTCTGCTGCATTTTGGCTTGGCGGCAGGTACTCTTATGGAGGAAATCCAACCTATTTACTGTCACCGGTAGCAGGCACGAATACGGTTTTCTTGCGAGTGGGGGACGGTGCAGTAAATCCAGCCAACGCACAGTCACGACAGTGGAACCTGACATTCTACATCAGAAAATGGCGCGGACATTCGGGAACCGCCGCATCTTTTTCAGCCAGTGAATTTCCAACGGTGTTTGTGGACTCCAAGAATCCAACTGCCGGTCAGATAGCAGTTGGACCTGCTTCGGTAACGGAGGTGGACACAACCAATCGTTGGTATCGTATGCAATACAGTGTTGGTGGTGGTGGAAGTGCAATTCAGAATCCCATAGTAGTTGCTGTTGGCATATCCAATCTAGATCCAAACGAGCAGTACTTGGTGTCTGCAATCCAATTAACCACCACATACAGCGATGTGGTTGGACCGAACGAGCCTGTTCAGACCGATGTGTACACCTTGAGCGAGGCTGCGTTCAAGGAAGTAGACTCGTCATATTACTATGCTCCACAAGCAAACGGGCAGATTACAGAGTGGGGAATGATATACGAAACTGATCCGTGGGGACGGTACAGTGTGGTCATGCAAGGAAATGACCGAGATGAAAGAAACTATTTTGACGCAAACGGAATAGCCAGAGACAATTATGACGGAGGATGGGCGACCAGCACTTACGGGTTCTATTATCCTGCCATAGACCCCACTAAATTGTACCGTTTCTCTGTCTGGGTAAAAACCATCGAAAGCGGAAACGCGGCTTTTTACCTTGGGCTGTACAGCGCGAACGGCTCAGTAAACAACGGGGTGATCGTTAAATCCAGTGGAACAAGCACGACCAATTACTACAGCATTGCTTCCTCTGGCAATTCATACGCAAACGATTCCACTGCTGGTTGGAAACTGTTCGTGTTCCATGCCCACCCAACAGGCACGGCAATCGGCAGCAATCATCCGTACAGCGGTGTGTATCTAGCCAATGGTGGTGGAACAACAGTTGCGTCTGCTCCTGTGGGAGATGTGATATGGAATGCAAATACTACCAGCGCAGTCATGCGTTCTTTCTTGATCGGTGGATCAGATCGAAAGCAAAACACTCTTTGGTTTCAGCCGCGCATAGACGAGATCACGGATGGAAACGAGGGGTTCCCAAGCGTGACAGAACTGTTGGAGAATGCTCCTGATCGAATAGACGGCAACTCTCCCAACGGTGTTGACTTGTACATGATCAATCACACTGATGTGTCCACTGATTACGGTGGTGTCATGGTTTTTGACGGGCGCACCGATAGAGCACAAAGTTCCCAAGCAGTGACTGTTGAGCGTAACTTCACATGGGAAGCGTGGGCGTATTGTGATGATCCGATAAATCCATTCAATATGTTCATGGGTCATTTCCTTCCGTACTTTGGGTTTTATGCAGGAAACAAGATCATATTCACGAACAGTGTAGGTGGGCTGCTAGTCAGTATGCAGTCATTTACAAATGTGGTTCCTTTGAGGTGGTATCACCTGTCCTTTACTGTGAAATACAATCAGGATACAAATACCACCGATATGTCCGTATACATCAACGGAAAACTAGATCGCACCGAAACATACAGTGGAGCACAGGATAATCCAAACAGACCACTGACCATCGGTGACGGGATTGAGTCTTTCACTGGTTGGGGAGCACAGAGGCGTATGTGGTATCCCTTCAAAGGAAAAGTCGGTCCTGTTCGTCTGTACAATCGAACACTATCAGCAGCGGAAATCAAGCAAAACTACGATGCCGTCAAAGAACGCTATGACGAGATAGGATGATACATGGCAGGAGACTTTTACAATTTAGGAGATGAAACTCCGTTGGCAGCACCAGAGGTTGTGCACAACGGAAGCCCTATAGAGTTGTCACGATTCGGTGGCTTTTGCCGTTCGGTGGCTGACACAAAGGGTCAGGCTCTGCTTTCAAGCAATTGGTATGATGCAATTCGGGGCAACACATCATATGGATTTGGTGGAGTAATCCACGAGGTCATAGTGTTTAACCGCAAATTGAGTGATCCTGAACGAGAAAATGTGTACGCTTATCTTGCCAAGAAATATTCGTCGTTGGGCGACAAATTGCCTGACTCGTACCATTGGGCACGCAACAGCGCGGCTGAATACGGACTCACATATTGGAACATTGAGCATCACCCCAACACCAAAGACCTGAACACCATACCTGTGGGAGCACAGTTTGGCGGGATAAGCCTAGAGAATTTCCTAGCGATACCAGACACCATTTACAAGTCTGCGGGAACTCGTTTGGCTGACGGAACGGTGTTGAGCAGCGATACATACACAAGCATCGGTTCGTAAAGGGGAAACAATGGCTAGTTACCTGAAAGCATCCATAGAACGATCATACGCTGAGAGTTTTCTTGCGGAACTAGAACGCAATGAAAATCAGTATTTCCTTTTTGTCGGAAAAGGAACCACCTGGGCAAATGAAAACAGTCCAGACACATACACGGACAGCGTGTCATCGGAATATCAGGCAATGAACGATGCGATTGGTTACAAGAAACTCAGTCCGGAGAACATCATTTTTGCCCTGCCGAGATACGAGTGGATTGCGGGAACCACCTACGACAAGTACGACGACAACATCAATTTGTTTGATGAGAATGATCCCGCAATCTTCTATGTGGTAACAGACGAGAACAATCTGTACAAGTGCCTGGAAAACGGAAGTGGAGTCCCGTCCACCGAAAAACCATCACAGGTTTTGACTACGCCGTTCTCCACTTCTGATGGATATACATGGAAGTATCTTGCCACGGTGAAAGAGAGCAATCTTCCGTATGAACTCACGGACTATATTCCGGTCGATTTTGCCACATCCAGCACGGACACGGAAACTCAAAATCAGTACAACACCCAAGTAGAGGCGGTGAACGGTTCCATTACCAGAATGGTTGTCACCAATTCTTCTGGCGCCTCGGCGGGAAATTATCCGTATTCCGTGGTACGAACAAGCGAAATGAACACCCCTGAATTTGTATTGAACATTTCGACTGTTGAAGCAGTAAACAGCACCACAAAGCGCATACGGATAAATGAAAGCCTTTCCAAAGATCGAATTGGAACCACTCCTTCAAATTACATTGGATACACCTTCAAGGTTGACAACAGCAAACTATTTCCTTCTGAAATAAACAACTACGGCGTGATCACTGACGCGGGATTGACCGGCTCCAACAACGATGTGTACTTGGAGATCAAGAACGATGTTATTGAGTTCGCTGTTACTCCCACAGGAAACGGAAACATCGCTTCGGGAGAGATTGTTCCGTATGTGAAAATAATAGGAAACGGCAGCGGTGCATACGCATTCCCTGTAATGCAGCAGAACGCAAACGGTGGATACAACATATCTTCTGTGAATGTGGTTAGCGGTGGACGAAACTACACCAAGGTTCAAGCAACTGTTACTAGCACCAAAACCGCCACCACCAATCATCCAACTATACGAACGGTGCTATCTCCTAAAGGTGGTCACGGTAGCAATATTCTCAAAGAATTGAATGTAAAAGACATTCTCATCATAGTCAATATAACAGATGATGATGCTCAAAAGATAGTGCCTGGAGGATCGTACAGGCAATTTGGCATCATAAAAAATCCACTTTTGGGTGACGGTTCTGGTGTGTTGGCTGGCAGAGAGCAGTTGAATTTCAGAGACATCACGCTTATACCAACAGTTCAGTCATACAACTCTTCTCACTTTGGTCTTGGAGAAGCCAATATTGTTATTGGAACAGAATCATATTCCGCAGCAAAAGTCGTTGATGTAAAGTCGGTGTCACAAGCATTCAATCCAAATCAACCAAATGACCCCATATTCACCAGTATTGTGCTCAAAACTTTGAATTCTTCTGGCAAATTCATCACCAAACAAGACCGACAGAGCGATTACAAAATCGTGCTCAGTACTTCCACAGCGGAAAACTTTCTGGAGGGGGAAACCGTTACGCAAATCCTTCCGCAAGGAACACAGGTTGGAAGCGTTGTGTACGGATTTACATTGACTGTTACTGGAAAGGTGTTGTCTCGTAGTGGAGCCGATCTTGTGGTTCGGATCACTTCAGGAGGCAATTTTGTCACTGGATTCCCCGTGGTTGGAAGTCAGACAGGAGCAAGTGCAATCGTTTCCACTCTTGAACCCATGTACGGAGAATTTGTTTGGATCACCAATTCTTCTCCTGCTGGACTGGCGTCTTTTTTGACAGTCAATACATCAAATCAAAAAATCTACAAGGTTTCGGAGATCGGTCAAGCATATTTTGATTCGGACAATACCCCTTCGTACAGCGGACTTCATGTTCTCACCTTGACCACAAGTGCTAGTGGTGTTTCTGGATCCACTGACACTACCTCTTCCACCTTGACAACCAATTCGTATTCAAACGGGGATGTGGTACATCAGGGTGTTACTGGTCAGTTCGGGCACTACGCAAGCGGAACCGTGTACAAGTGGGATTTCATCAATGGATCTCGTGGTCGATTGTACCTTACCGATGTGCTTGGAACATTCAAGAATTTGGCTGATGATGGATTTACAGGCTCACAGTTGGGCGAATATGTAGTTGCAGGTGTCTCGCTTCCGGAGATAGACAGAGGTTCTGGTGAGGTGTTATACATAGACAATGTACGCCCCATACAGAGAACAAGCGCACAAGAAGAAGAATTCCGCCTACGATTGGGCTTCTAAGAGGGAACTATGGCATACGATCCCAGCATATTCAACATTAACCCGTACTACGATGATTATGATGGTGGAAAGGGGTTCCTTCGTGTGCTTTTCAAGCCAGGATACGCTTTACAAGCGCGTGAACTCTCCCAATTACAGACAATATTGCAGGATCAGATTTCCAAGATCGGAGATCACCTGTTTAAAGACGGTTCTCGCATAGTTGGCGGTGGAATTACTGTTCGGAATTCTTCATATGTGCGGGTAAACTTGGTTGCCGGACTCACCGATTACGCACAGTTTGTGGGTGGAACAATCAGTGATTCAAGTGGAAATCTGGCGAAAATTGTTCATTACATTGACCGAGACTCCACATCAGACAACTTTGTTGTTTTTGTTGTGGATTTCATTTCTGGAACAGTTTTTTCGGGTGGTGTCACGGTTCAGAAAGACGGATTGGCAGATCAGGCTTTTACCATTCCAACAGCCGCATTCTCTGTGCAGGGAGACTGCAAACTAGTAACCGTTTCGGACGGCATATTCTATGTTGACGGATTTTTTGTCCGTGTTTCACAACAGAACTTTACTCCGTTTTTGAAGACTACCACTTACAGAGATTTCAGTTTCTTTGGCACATCTCTGTTCTCTGCCTTGTCCAAGAAAATCGGTTTCAGTGTTACGCGAGACAACATTACCGAGCAAGAAGACCCTACTCTACGCGATCCATCAATTGGATCTTACAACTACAATGCGCCTGGAGCAGACCGTTACAAGATAGTTCTTGTTCTTGATCAGCGTGATTTGGATTCTGATCCCGTTGATTTCGTTGAACTTCTGCGTTTCGAAAACGGCAAGATTACCAAGAAGATTGACAAGATTACTTACGGTGAAATCATGCGGGTTCTTGCCAACCGAACCTATGATGAATCGGGTTCGTATATTGTCAGACCTTTTGATTTGACCGTCAAATCAAACGACAGCAGCAGTCTTCTCATGTCTATTGGAGAAGGTAAGGCTTATGTTCTTGGTTACGAGGTGGAAAATCAAAATTCGTTTGGCGTGACATTTGCAAAGGCTCGTGACACGCAGTCAGAAAGTTCAGTTGCTTATCCGTTTAGTGTTGGAAACTGGATCGGCGTCAGTGCTGATATTCGACCAGGCTCTGGTTCTGGTGGTAATACGGGCTACGGCGATAGTTTTGCAAACGAACTCATCAAGTTCAGTTCTGGATCTGCGAGAGTAACATTCAGAAATGCTGCTAATGGGCGAGTTGCCGAGGCATATGTTCACGGTGCATTCCCGAACGGTACTTCCAACAATCACTACAGGCTGTACCTGTTTGGTTTGAGTGGATCGTTGGCTGGTGCTTCATACGGGCACATCAATCGCCACGGCACTGGGCAGACTTTTGGTATATTTGGAGTTACTGCTCCTCCTGTTGGATTCACCCTTTACGGAAGTGATGATTCTTCTTTGGTGTACGAATTGCAGCCGGGATACGCAGTTGATGCAATCACTTCGTTCAGAATGGTTGGAAAGATTGTCAGCAATTTGACTCCAGCAGTCACCGTCAGTTTTAACACTCCATTGACTGGCGATACCCGATATTTCTTCAAGAAAGATGCGTTTACTGACACAATACCGTCATCAAACGCATCGGCGTTCAAGTTCTTGCCATATACATCAAATGGCACGGTGATCAGTAACACCACAGACATAAAAAACCTGTCTTTCATTCAACAGACATCTCCTGTTTCGTTCACCCCCACAAGCGGAAAAATCGGAACGAATGCGGGAGACACTGAAGTTACCGTAGAAATTTCTGGTGCACCTACAGGTTTCACGGGCACGGTTTCTCTCCGAGTTGCTTGTCCCATAGTGTATACTCCTACACTTACAGACTCCTCCACATTCAGAACCAAGACAGCAACAGTTGATCAAACACGAATCATCAGTGATTCTATCAACGCGATTCGGGTAGACGAACGGGGAAGACGGTACTATGATCTAGTGAACATGGATGTGTATTCAATAAAGTCTGTTGTAAACACTGCAAACACTGCACTGTCTTACACGGATGATTTTGAACTGGATGATGGACAACGAGAAACATATTACACTTCAGCAAGACTGTACATCAAGAAGTCAAAAGAAAGTCTTTCCCGATACACTACTAATGGAACTAGTGTTTCGATGACGGTAACATATTCGTACTTTACTCATGGTGGTCTTGCTGCGGCTCCGTTCATAGGAAAGCATTCATACACTAATATTCCCTACGATCAGATTCCTCTGTATACCAATCCCCGCACAGGAAAGACTGTTGCGCTTGCAAATTGCTTGGATTTCCGTAGAAGTGGACTCACATCTGAAGCACCCATGATCAAGCCTTATGGCAGATCAGAATTTGGCATAGGCGGCGATTCAACTGCATCATACAATCACTTCTTGCCAAGAGTGGACAAACTGTGCGTGAAGTCTGATCCCGAAGACGGTTCTCCCATGTTCTTCTTTGTTCAGGGAACTCCCGATCTTGCACCCATTGCTCCTCCCGATCCGGAAGACGCGCTTGTTCTTGCTTCCGTGCTGATTCCTGCGTATACACATAACGCAGAAGATGTTGTGCTTACGCCAACTGACAATAAGCGTTACACCATGAGCGATATTGGCAAGATAAACAAGAGGGTTGATGAGGTGGAGGTTTTCACCAAACTTTCTTTGTCCGAATCTGAAATTGAAGCAAGATCAATAAAAGCAACCCCGACAACGGTTGCAGAACCACTCAAGACATCAATTTTTGTTGATGAGTTCTATGGTCACTCTGTTGCAGATGTAAATGATGACAATTTCTCGTGCTCCATAGATTTTGAGCGTGGAGAACTTCGTCCATTCTACACACACAATCCAATCACCCTTCCGTCAACACCATCCGTTAGCGGAACAACAGTTTCTTCTGATGGGCTTGTTACACTGAATTACAGTGGCGTGACATACATTAGCAATACGCAATACACCAAGACAGTAAAGATTAATCCGTCCAACACGGTGAACTGGCTAGGTTTTATGAAACTGTCCGTGTCTGTTGATCCGTTCTACGACACTGGATACAGACCAGTCATCAAGACCAACGCACTGTTTGAGAACGATAACTGGGTGTCTGCAAACAGTGGAAATGGCAGAGGATTCGGCACACAGTGGAACGATTGGGAAAGCATTTGGACAGGAATAGAAGAAACGCAGGAAGAACAGGACGACATACAAAGCAGGATGCTTCGTGTTCCACACACAAGTTCCACCTCAATGATCCCGTCACTGAATTCTGGAAACAACCGAGTGGGAGTGAACAGAACTGCCGAATCGGTGAATCAGAAGACAAGCAACTTTATACGAGCAAGAAAACTCAAGAACCGCATACGATACTCTGTTGGTTCTCGCACTGTTGATCGCAGTGTCGTTCCGTACATTCCAACCAAGATAATCACTGCAACAGTTCGAGGTCTGAAGCCTAGTACTGGCGGGCTTGTGATGTATTTTGACGGAGTTGCCGTTGCACAGAATATAACCACTGATGTAAATGGATCGTGCAGCGTAACTTTCACGATACCGGCAGGAACCATTCTTACCGGAAACAAACTTGTGCGGATAAGCAATTCTCCCACGGTTGAAAACTCCACTATTTCTGCTGAGACTACCTATTACTGCACCGGTGTTTTGGAGCAGAGAGTGTCGGGTTCTTATTCTACTCGTCCGCCCGAACTACGCAGGCAGACAACAAGCAGCGAGACAATTTCAAAAGATCCATTCAATCGTGATATAGATTCTGTAGAGAGCATTCACTGGAGCGATCCACTTTCACAAACATTCTTTGTTGACAAAAAGACGACTCCAGACGGAATATTCCTCCGAAGCGTGACTCTGTACTTTGCTTCCAAGGATTCTCGTCTTCCGGTCACCGTTCAGATTCGCCCAACAGTAAGTGGATATCCTTCTCCCTCCGTGGTCATGCCGTTCAGCACCGTTACTTTGTTGCCGTCTGCGGTGGTTTCGGACTCAGTACCCCGCGCCACGGAGTTTGTGTTCAGCAGTCCCGTGTATTTGGAGCCAGGCGAATACGCAATTTGCGTGCTGGCAAACAGCGATGATTACTCACTTTACGCCGCAGACAGCGCGTACAACGGTTACATTGCAAGCGGCGACAACACCACTGGTCGGGCTGGCAACAATCAGTTGGTCGGAACTCTGTTCACCACTCAAGGCATAGGACCGGCAGTGGCAGACAACAGTACAGACATCATGTTCAAGGCAACTCGCTGCGAGTTTGTGTCCTCTCCGGGATCAAGCACGATCACTTGGAGCAGTCTGCCTAACTGCACAAATTCTCAAATAGTGAAGATTTACGCGCCAGAGATTGTGCCATCAAGTTGCGGAATGACCCGCACACTTGGAGGAATCGGGTTCCAAAACAACGATTCGTTGTACTTCAAGACCATTCAGACAAGTGCACCAGACCTAAAATATACCCTCACCCGAGGATCTAGCACCACCGTTTCTCCCGTGATTGACAGCCGTGCCATGTTTGCCACCGCTATCAAGATGTACGCTACATCCACAACGCCGCCCACTTCTCGCTATGTGTCACGCATAGTAGAATTGCCCGAGGCATTGGTGTCGAACGGAATAGCAGTTTTCCTTGACGCAAACCTCCCAAGCGGTTCTGCCGTCAAAGTTTACTACAGAGTCAGTGCAAACGGTGACGAAGACATTCTTACCCGTCCGTGGGTGGAAATAACCAATCGAATCACGCCAGCGTTCACAAGCAATAGTGAAATAGATTTCCGTGAGGCAGCGTATCGTGTTGCTCCAATTTCTGGTGGATTCAAGGCATATCAAATAGCGGTTGAAATGATTTCCACGCCGTCTGTGCCCACATATTACCAAACTCCCGCTGTTCGAAACATCAGGACAGTGAGTTTCATTCAATAAATGGGAATGGAGCGGTACATTCGTGACAGCACAACCGGTGCAGCCTTTCTTTGTGATCCACAGGCTGTTTCTGCTTTTCGGCAAAAAAAGACCGTTGACGAGGAGATCGCGCTTCTGAAAGCAGAGATAAATACCTTGAAGCACGAAATTGAACTTCTGAAGAACCCCCTGATGACACCAACCGAGAGTCAATAACACATGGCATCAAGTACTGGACCAGACATTAATTCATATCAGATTCCCGAGGTTGAACTCGGGGATACTTTCAATACTTGGCGCGACACGACCAACACCAGCATCTACAAGTTGAACAAGATGCGGGTGTACGATGGAATCAGTTCTTCGTCCACAACTATCACCGTTTCATCTGGTGGAAGCCTGTCCGTTGAAATAGCCGACAATGTGTACAAGGGTGTTACTTTTCATAACCCGATGGTGTTCAATGCGGGTGTCACCTTCAATGGTGATGTGACTTTCAATGCCACCACTTTCACGGTGAACGCAAACGCCGTTACGATTGATGACTACAACATCATATTGGGTGCGTCTGCCGCAGGTTCGAATGATTCAAAGGTCAATGCTGCTGGCGGTGGCGGTCTTCTCATCAACCGCAGCGGCAGCGGTGATACGGCAGAGTGGTTGTGGAAGGCTGAACTGTCCCACGGACTCACCGGTATTTGGAAGGGAAACTCCCATCTACAGTTGGTTGGTGCTACTTACGGAATCATTCCCCATGCAGGTGGCATTCTTCCCATTCACGGATCAGGAATTCGAATTGATGGCACAACCGGTGACCACCACGGTTTTCAGGTTGAGTTTGAGGGAGAAACTGGCGAAAATCGCAGGATTGAGTTTGTTCGGTACTCTCCCAGTGGTTCTACGGCGTTCATAGAAATTGTTGCTGGAGCAACTTACGGAACCCGCCCGTATGTGGACATAAAAGACGGAGCAAACAAGAAAACCGTTGTTCAGGGCACGGTTTATCCTTTCGGAACTCCTGTTCGGTTTGACGGCAGCAACTATGTACCCGCACAGGCAGACACGGGAGACAACGCGGAAGTCATTGGAATTGTGTCGCGTGTGGTGAACAGCAGCACTATGGAAATCACCTTCTTGGGAGAGATTTTCGGTGATTTTACTCCGATCACGGACACGGGTACGGCTCTTGTTGTGGGCAAGACATATTACCTGTCTCCCTTTGCGTCAGGCAAGATTACCAATATTCAGCCAACGGTTGCGGGAACCGTACATAAAGCATTGTTTGTTGCCACAGGATCAAACACTGCCGTGGTGCTGCCGTTCACGGGCGGTGTGTTGTCCTCCCCACTAAGCATTTCCAATGCGTCTTCGGTTACCACGCGCATCAACCAGTACAACCGCTTCAAAAAGGGAGATGTGGTTCGCTTCAAGGGGTATCCGCTTGGAACAACTCTGACCTACGCTCTTGGCGGAGGAAGAACCCTACAACAGTTCTATCCCAACGGAATTTTCGTGAAGGCACAGGCAAACAGCAGCGAAGAGGCTGAAGTTGCTGGCATGGTGGTTGATCTTGCGGGTGCAACGGGAACCATTCCTGCGTATACTGGATTTGATGTGCTGATGGACGGATTCTTTGACATCAGCGGAGCAGCCACATTCACGCCTGGAGCAGTGTATTTCTTGAGCATGAATTCCGCTGGCGTTAGCGGAGCATTCGAAAATCCAGCAACCGATTCGTTTGATTTGAGCGAACCAAGTGCAGAAGGCAGCGTTCGCAAGCCACTGTTCATGGCAACATCGGCTGGTTCCGGATATCTGTATTCGTATCGCGGAGATGTTCGTGGTGCAGTTGGCGGCATATCGTATGCAGACATCTCTCAAATCAACATACAGGACATTCGCAGTGGCATAACCGCAGACCTGAAGATTGGTGTATACAACGGATCGGCTGGAGGTCGGCAAACCATAACAATTGCCGCAGGCGCACCAAAGTTTGCCAGCACAGTTGGCTTGACCGCAGGATATGTGGGAATCGGTCACACATGGGCGCAGTGGAGCGGAGCCGCAGGCAACAAGATCATGTCTGAAGTTGATGTAAATGGTGCTGTGCGGTTGGGCAAGATATTGTCGTCCACTCCACAGGGACAGGACATCATAACCATACGCGACACGGGAGGCGATGCACAGAACGGAGTGACTGTTGAAACCAGAGTGGTGCTCGGCACGGATCGTGCAGACGCAAATCTGGTGATTGGTCGTGGAGTTCGCCCCAATCCAGGTGCAACGGGTTACCTGAGCAGCCGTGGTGGTGTTCCTTTTGACCGCTCTGCCCTTGTAGTGGGTGCAAGCGGTTCGGCTCCTGCAATTCGCTGGCAGATTGCACCCAACTCCAGTGCAAACCTTGGTTCCGCTGTTACACTGACCGATCAGTTCTCTGTTGTGGGGTACACTGCTGCTTTTGCTGGTCCGGTGAACATTGGCACGCCCGAAGACCTTGCTGGCGCCCTAACACACAAACCAAGACTGTATATCAGGAGCGACAGCAACACAAGCCCTCGTTCACAGGTGTACATGACCACCACAGACGGAAATTTCTTGCTGATGAACGCCAGTGGTTCGGCTGGAGATTATGGTACGATAAACCAATACAACGGCGGCAGTTATTTGGTGTTTGGAAAAGCGGGTGGTGGTGGGGTAGGACACACATTTGGTATTGCTCCGTGGGCTGCTGGTGCTCAAACGGTTGGTATGCTGATGTCCTACAATGGAACATCACTAAATGTTGGCATCAACACTCTAAATCCAACAGCAACCCTTGATGTGAACGGTACGCTGAAGGTGGGCGACTTTGGTGGTACTACCAATGTGATGCCTAAACCAACCATGTCCGCTGGTGTGGGGCAAGTTGTTCCTCTCATGTGCTACGGAGGCGGCACACCAACAACACTACTGTCGTCTGGAACATGGTTTGTGTTCTTTACTGGTTATATGAATGGTCAGGGTTCAAGCAGTTCTGGTGCAGTGGATGAAAATCCGGTTGTTTCTGGAGCCTTTACGGTGACTCTGACCAGCGGTGAGTTTTTTGGTCTACAAGTTACCCATGATGCGAATACTGGTGCTCGCTCCACAACAGCCAACCTTGGACAGTCTGGAGTCATTTATCGAATATTTACGGATGCCAGCCTCCAAAACACATCAGTTGCAGTTACGAGTAATACCACCACACACGCCCCTCCTAGTGGATGGACAGAATTCACGGAAAGTTCTTCTTCTCCGTTCAAGGCTAAACGGTACGCTTGGGCATCAGGCGGTGGATCATCACCAGCACTTTCTGACGGTGCATCGGTGGTGTACATGACATCATCATCAATTGGTTGGGTTACTGGATTGAATGGTTACGCCATCCGTATTGCCTAATGGACTAAAATAAGGACACACATGGCATCATCACTAATACTCACAGGCGGCGCAGCAATAGCCAAGACACTGAAGGAAACCGTGACCCAAACGGCTCACGGATTCACCGTGAGCGATGTGATTCGCTGGGATCCCAGTTTGGCTACTCCCAAGTTCGTGAAGGCATCAGCGGACAGTGCCGCAAACGCAGAAGTTGCTGGTGTCGTGAACGAGATCACCGATCCAAACAACTTTCAGGTCACATACCACGGGTACATTGACCTTCCAAACCTGTCCGGGCTGACTGCACCCGTCATGTTCCTGTCAAGCACCGCAGGCGGAAGCCTGTCCGTGTCTCCGCCCAGTGCAGTGGGCACGGTAGTGAAGCCTGTGCTGACTCGCAACAGCAGCGGTAACGGTTTTTTGGTGATGAACTACCTGGGCACGCAGATCGGCGGCTCGTCCACCATTGCCGTGGACGAGATTCAGCCAGTGGGCACGATCATGCCGTTTGCAGGCTCGGTCATTCCTGAAACTTGGCTAGAGTGCAACGGAGCCTCGTATTCGGTCAGTTCATATCCCGAACTGTACGCCAAACTGCAAAATAGCAGCGGTGACCGCGTTCCCGCATATGGATATGTGGCAACCCTCACGGGAACAAATGTCAGTGGTGTTCTTGCTGCGGGAGACTATATTCAGTACAAAACCGACACCGTAGCGTGGACAGGAACAGGTAGTCCATTTGCTGGTAGCGTATCAAACGCCGCTCTGCTTGCCTTAGTTTTGAGTGTTACCTCTACAACTGCCGTGGTTCAAGTTCTCCCGATTTATTCGGGCACAACCAAAAACTTTACCATAAGTAACACGGTGTTTGGTGGTGGTGGATTTGTGGGCAGTGAAACGGGAACAGGAAACTATCGTGCATATACAAGCACAAGTGCGTTTAAAGCGGTTTCGCTTACGATCACAGGTGCGGTAATCACCCACTTCAACACTCCCGATCTGCGTGGACGCTTTGCTCTTGGCGTAAACACCTCTGGTATTGGTGAACTAGAGACTGATTCGTTTATCTCTGCAATCTCTGGCATCTATTCGCTTGGGTCTGAGGGTGGAGAAGAAGCGCATACACTCACCACGGCAGAGATGCCTGCACACAAACACAAGTTTGTAGATTGGGGTGGTAGTGCGTTTGCTCCAACGGGTACGCAATATGATTTGCAAACACAGGCTACTGGAAATTACGGTTATGCTGACACAGACACCAAACCATCATACGGAAACGCTTCTGATCCTGGACCTTCGGCTGTAGGAGGAAATTCCTCTCACAACAATATGCCGCCGTACACGGTGGTGCGGTACATCATCAAAGCCAAGCCGTACACCCGCGCTGCCATCATTGACGGCATCGACCTGCCGTACAACGATCTACTGATACGAAATCTGCGGACACGGAATGTGGGTGGCTCAAACGGTGACTTGGTGTTCCACACGAACACCGCTGGCGACAGCGGCAACGGCACTGAGCGTATGCGGTTGTCAACTGATGGAACTCTTACAATTAAAGGTGTTGGAGCGAACGACCAACTTCCAGAACTTAGAGTTCAGGACTCTGCCGCCTCTAGTTTTTTGGATGTACATTCTTCCGTTGGTAATGGAAGTTGGAATCC